GTGGAGTAATGATGGCACGGCACGCACAGAGGCGATACCCAAATAAAATGGTAAGCCCGGAAACGAAAGAAGCTGATGCTGAAATTATCGAAGAAAAGGAAGTCCCCGAAAAGGAAGACGCTATCATTATTACGGACAACGAGGTTCGTAATTACAGAAGGTATCGTAGCCAGTTCACGGATGACGAGATCAGGGCGATACTGAAAAGACAGAAACAGGACTTTTATAGAAAGACGAGGCAATAATGTCATTAGTAACACTGGCAGAAGCAAAGAACTTCTGTGATATAGAAAGCCCAGAATTTGATATACACGGCAACAATAATCTGTTGAAGATGAAGTATGACGGTGGGTCAAGTACGAGCGTAACTTTAACAAACGACACTTACGGCGGTGACGGGTTAGCTACGCATCTCGCATCAGTAATTGATACTGCATTATCTTGTACTTCAACAGTTACCTGGTCAGATACTACTAACAAATTCACAATAGCGGTTACGGCTGGACACACGATACAGTATATTCATTCTGGGTCAACCGCTGGGTATGACATCGGATTTACGACCGATAGTTCTGCCTCCCAGTCTATCACATCTGATTCTGCCTGTGGAGATCCGACTGAAATGCTTAACACTCTGCTTGGCTATGTTGATACTTTTGTTAAGACATATTGTCACAGAGATTTCGAGTCCACATCATACACCGAGACCTACGATGGTAAGGGGAAGAATTACATTGATTTAAAAAACTATCCCGTCACCGCACTTACTTTTGTCAGGATAGGAACGGACGATGTTATCTCTGTCAACAACACAGCTACGACCACTTATGCTGTCGTTTCCAGTGATAAAACCACAATGACCCTGAACAAGGACGGGACAGCATCTACTTTGACGCTTGGTGACTATACTGTTTTATCGGAACTCGTAACAGCAATTAACGCTTTGTCTGGTTGGGTGGCAGTAATACAGTCAACAGAATACAACAATATCCTTGTCAGTGAATTAACAGAGTTCTACGGATTATCCTGTTTAGACAGCCAAATGGCTTATTTAACGGTATGGAATCAGCCCGAAAGTGATATGCGTATCAATACTGACACCGGAAGGATTTGGTTGGATAAAAACGTCTATGGTATTCAAAATATTTATGTGGCTTACACTGGCGGTTATTCAACTATTCCGAGTGATTTAAAAATGGCAACGCTTATCCTGATAAAGTATCTCTGGGATAAACGACAGGAAAGTACTTGGGGTGTACGTACATTTTCGTTGGGTGAAGTACGTAAATCATTGTTCACTGACATACCAACCGAAGCAAAAGCTATTATGGACGCTTATAAGCGATACCTTGTATGATCGGAAAGAAGAAAACCTTTATTCTGCAACGTCCGACTAAAACCCACAACTCTGACAGTATGGGCGGAATTACGGAAGCGTGGCAAGACATAAAGAAATTCAAAGGGTTTATGGAAACCTATTGGGGTAAAGAAGAACTGGAAAGAGGTCGTCAGACCGTCAATTCTTCTCATATAATCCGCTGTAATTATTTTTGGAACATCAGTACAGATGACAAAATAAGATACGGTGCGAGATTATTTGATATTGTTAATGTCGAAAATTGTGGTGAGCAGGGTGTCTGGCTGAAGATATATGTGCAAGAACGGGACTATGACGATGAACGGCGTTACAATTAGAGAATGGAATCCGAGTGCGGTTGTCCGTATGGTTGAACGCAATAATCGTGCCAACATGGAAGCACTGGGGAAGGAATTGATTGAAAAGATCAGGGAACAGATGGTAAACACTCCCAGAGATCCCAGCAAGGCGTTCTGGTCAAAAGAACTCGGAGCTATGCACATTCCATCAGCCGAAGGTGAATATCCTGCAATAATGACAAAGCAGCTATATGACAGTTTAGAATATCGGGTGGTTGGTGATACTCTGCAAATTGGCGTTGGTTTAGACACTCCCGGCGAAGAAGGATATGCTGTTTATTTGGAATACGGCTGGACTTCTGCTGGTGGTCAATTTCACGCCAGACCTTACCTGCGGACTTCGGTATTCTTTAATGAAGATTTAATCAAGAAGCATTTAGGGATAGTATAGTGGCAGATTTCTCTACTGAATTGATTACGGCGGTAATGACAAAGTTCACTACCAGTACACCTACGATTTACACTAATCTTGGTGGCAGGATGTATTTTTATGAATTACCACAGAAAACTACGTCAAGCGGTATTCAAATCACTACCCAATATCCTTGTGCTGTATTCAGACCGATAGGGCAGAAGCCCGAATGGTGGATGTATTCAGGTGGCACTCCGCACGCTGGCGAAGACCTCCTTATGGATTTCACTATTTACACACGGGACGCTACTGTCGGCAACTTGCTTACTTACGTGAGCAATCTCAAAACGCTTTACGATTGGTGCAGTCTTACAATGACGAGCTATACTTTGATGTCTATGCAGAGAATAAGCATTTCAGCACCAATGAAAATAGACGATGTCTGGCAACAGACAGTAACATACAGAATACGAATTGATACTAAATAGGAGGAACTTGTTATGGCAAGTATTTCAGGAAAAGGTGGTTGCGTAAAAGAAGGATCAAATGTTGTTGCTGGTGTTAAATCTTGGACGCTGGATCAGGCTTATGATTCTTTTGATGTAACCGAAATGGCTGATACCGCACCAACCGCTAAAGCTTATGTGTTAGGTTTATATGGTTGGTCTGCAACAGTAACCGGAAATCATACTGACGGTGCTGCTCCGGTAAGCCCGGGAACTTCATATACTCTTAACCTTGAAGTTGACGGTACTGACAAATATAGCGGAACGGCTTTTGTTACCGGAAAGGGTGTTAGTGTTGATGTTGGCGGCGAAGCTACAACTACTTGGACTTTTTTAGGAAATGGTGCATTAAATCCCACCTTATCATAGGGAGGTAAATTATGGCATCAATTACAGGAAAAGCTGGGTACGTAACTAAAGAAGTAAGTGCAGTTGATACCCTTGTTACGGCAATAAGGTCGTGGTCTATTGATTACACCGTTGACACGGTTGACGTAACGGAGATGTCAAGCACTGCTCCGGTTTCTAAAAGTTTTGTTGCGGTTTTGGCAAGTTGTAACGGAACGATAACGGCTAATCACACAGATGGAGCAGAACAATTAACACCGGGAACATCGTATAACTTAATGCTCAACGTGGACGCCAATACTGCTTATTACGGTGCTGCTTTCATTACCGGTAAGGGCGTAAACATTGTTGTAGATGGCGAAGCTATGTCAACATATCCATTCCAGTTTAATGGCAAGTGCTATATTCTTGGTGCAGAATTGGTGGTTGACGGTGGATTTACTGCTGCGAGTTCGGCTGCTTGGGATGTATCTGACGAAGATGTTGCTTATGATACGACCAATGACCAACTTGACTTTAGCGGTGCTGCTGATGTTCCACCGGACACTCCGGGAATATTAACTGATACCTATGTTTACTACACCAGCATTACGGTCAGTAATTGGGGTTCGGGAAGCGTTGCTCACGATATAGGCGGAACGGCTGGTACTTCAAGGGGTGCTGACGGGACTTATGTCGAGTTCATAACTGCCGCAGGAACAGACTATAAAATTGTCGGTGCTGCTGGCACATATTCGGTGGATAGAGTATCGGTAAGATTAGTTCAGAATTAAAAAGCTGGGAGGCAAAATGGATCAGTTGGAACAAATAACCAACGAACCGATTGAAATGGAATTGGCGGGGAAGAAGTACAAACTCCGTGCTTATTCTTTGGTGGAATTTGCTGTTTTGAGGCGAAAACTTCAAGCAGACAGGATTGACCTTATTCAAAATAGGGTTAAAAATGAAGAACATCAGCTAAAACTGTTATCAGAAGCATTGAAAGCAAAAATAACAGATGATGAAGTTGAACACCATATTGTCGAGACAATGGAGGGATTGTCATATATCCTTCACTGTATGTTAATAAAAGATCAGCCGGAAGTAACAACTGATGACTGTCTGGATATTATTCGGCAAGACGGACACGAGAAAATATGGGTGCTGATGATTTCCATTAATTCCCCAAAGGAAGCTAAAAAAAAAAAGATAAAGAAGGCAAGCCAATAGGATGGGACACGGCTTTTGCGTTGTTGTCTTATCACTTTGGTTTCAAAATTGAAGAAATAGGGAAAATGAGTATTTAT